AATTATCAGAAATAGAAAAAGAATTATCAGACAATCCTATTTATGATAATATAATCCAAAATAAAAATTTAATTTCTTTATTTTCTATTTTTCAAAATTCATTAATTAAAGTAAATTCTAAAATAGAAGATCCTGAAGGATTTATTGGAGAATTTACAGAATTTTTACAAAATCGTTCATTAAAAGAAGCAGAAAAAAGAAAATCAGAAGCAGGAAAAGAAAAAATTATTAAGAAATTTGCTGAGATGATTGATGATATGGAACAGAAAAAAGATGTTTGGTATCTTATTGTTCATTCAATTATAGAAATTACAAAATTAAAAGAAATATTTGTTAAGAAACTTAACAGTATTGGAAAATTCCAAACTTATCTTAAAATGAAAGAAGGTGGTTTACGCGCGACAAATCAAGAAGGATTTGCAGTAAGTGATTTAGATTCTAATGTAGTAAAACTTGTTGATCGTGGAGAATTTAGTTGGTCTAATTTTTCACCAGAAGTAGTTAAAGGTTGGGAAAAATAAAATATGTGAATATGTTAAGATTATGTTAAGTCATTTTTAACTTATTCATATATAATATCTTATAAAGGTAGAAATTTAACAAAACGTTAAAAAACTTCTACCTTTTTTGAATATATAAACTATAGTAAAAGATCTAAAGGTACCTAAAAGTTAAATTACTAAAATTAAATTACTAAAAACTAAAAATTCTAAGAAGTATGAGTGAGCAAAACAATTACGACGCGCTATTCAACCCACAAGTAGATATGGGTGAATCCTCAAACAAATCCACCGATGATTATCAAGTAGGCGCAGATAAAGGAAAAGGTGGAGTTTATCAATCAATTATCAGATTTATTCCTTGGCATAAAAATCCAGAAAAATCAATTAACGAAAAATGGGTTTCATGGCTTGTTGATCCCGTGACCCAAAAAGGACGATTTGTTGACTGTCCGTCATCTGTTGGTAAAGATTCTCTAATTCAAGACATGTATTGGAAATTAAAAAACAGTGAATCAGTTCAGGAACAAAAGAAAGCTGACATTTTTTCTAGACGTCATAATTTTTCAGCACTAATTCAGGTTATTAAAGATGAAAATCAACCAGAGTTAGAAGGAAAAATTTTGGTTTATCGTTTTGGAAAAAAACTTTGGGAAAAAGTTAATGCTGAAATGAAACCTATTATAGGAGAACCTCATAATCCATTTGATTTATTAAATGGAAAAGCATTCCATCTTAAAATTACTAAAGTTTCCGGTTTCAATAACTATGATCAATCTAAATTTCTTGATAAAATTATTCCTCTTTGTATGACAGATGAGGAAGGAAAACTTCAAGCAATTAATGCTGAAACTGATAAACCATCTGTTTTTAATTTTCTACAAGAAAACAGTCCAGATTTAAATAAATATGGTTTTAGAGAATGGGATCAAGATACTTATGATTATGTTCGTGGGGTAATTACTTCTGTAACAGGACAAGCGCCTGCACCTTCTAATATGTCATCAGTGAATGAAGAAATTCAGAATAATAATCCAACTCCACAAACTGAAAGTTCCGGAATAACATCAACTAATATATCATTAGATGATTTAAACACAGGTTCTACATCTGAATCAATAGAAGGTTTACCAGATATTGATTTACCAGAGATTCCAGATACTTCAGGTATTGGAGGCGATTTAGACGATGTTTTAAAAGATCTTTAAAACATGTTTTCTAATGTAAATAATAATATATCAGGAGAGATGGGTTTTGATTCATCTCTCCTGAATACAATGGACTCTCAATTAACTGTTCAAGAATATAGAGAGCGCCTTACATTATTATTACAACCAATTCTTGATCATCAATTTTCTGGAAACCCACCAAAGAGAATAATTAGACCTTATCATGATCGTATTTCTTTTGCTTGTCCATATTGTGGTGACAGCATGAAAAATAACTATGCAAAAAGAGGTAATTTCATTTTAGGTGGAAAACATAATGGTTTTTTTAAATGTCATAATTGTGGTGAATTTAAACGAATTGATCGTTTTTTCAAAGATTTTAAAATAGAATTAAAGCTAGATGCAATAAATTATTTAATGGATAACATAGGTGATTTTAAAACTTATGCTAACACTAAATATGATATGTCCGTTTTATTAGATATGGACAATTTAGATAAGTATGCCATTGACCGCCAGGAGTTCTTAAACTGTTTTGGACTTGTGGAAGTCACGGATACTCCTGTTTGGTCATGGTTAGTAAACAGATTACAATTTCAAAAAGACAAATTTTTATATCATACAGACAAAAATTACTTACTTATCTTAAATTTAACGCAATCTGGAAAAATATTAGGAGCCCAGAAAAGAAAATTTTCTAAAACGAACCGATTCGAAACATATAAATTATCTAAGTTATATGAAAAGATGGAAAAATCACTTGATTTAAATGAAGAACAATTAAATTATTTAGATACTCTTTCCATGATATTTAATATTTGTTTAATTAATTTCAGTAAACCTATAACACTTTTTGAGGGTCCGATGGATGCTTTTTTATTTAAAAATGCAATTGCAAATACAGGTGCTAATAAAGAATTACCAATAGATTTAAATATTCGTTTTTTTTATGACTGTGATGATACCGGAAAAAGAAGAAGCTTGGAACATATTGAACAAAAACAAGAAGTATTTTTATGGGATAAATTTTTAAGAAATCTAGATATTCCATATAGAAAAAAATACGATTGGAATGATATATTAATATGGGCTAAAAAAGAAAACGTTTCATTACCATTAATAGATACATTTTTCTCAGCAGATCCTTTAGATGCAATTGATATATAATTTATATGAAACTTAAGACTAAAATAACACATTCTTTTGATATAGAAGAAAATTTAATGAATAATATGGATTTTTCTATGTCTTCTGGGGATATTAAAAAGAAAACGAAGATAGTTGAAGTAAAGAAAAAAAATAAATTAAAAACTGATGTCTCAACAAGACTTTTTTAATATAAATCCAAATGTTCCAAAGGAAGAAAAATTAGATGAAAAATTTGCTAAGGAACGTTTAGAGTGGTCTGAAAAAATTGCCGGCATGTCTCAACAAATGAAAAGTGTTCTAAAAGTAAGTGAGCTCATGACAGAAGTTTATACAGAACGACAAAGGTGTGTTGAATATTATCATTATTTAATTTCTATTTTACAAAAAATAAATAGAGAATATAGAAAAAGATATTCTGATAGATATGAATTTTGGTCTTGGAAATCTAATATAAGATATCCTAATGAGACTTCTAAAGTAAATAAAATTCAAACGGAATTAGTAGATATTATAGAAAAAAGAGAAACAATAGAAACACATTCAAAATTTATAGGAAAAACTGTTGAAACTATTGATAATATTATATATGCTATTCCTAAAAGAATTGATATAGAAAAAATATCAAGAGGGAGTATATAACGGTAATATCTATGAATTTAGTGTGAATATATAAAATAAAAATGAATTTTATTTATATTACAACTAATTTAATTAATGGAAAACAATATGTTGGTTCTCATAATGGAAAAGAAAATGATCAATATTTAGGAAGTGGTAAACCATATTTTCAAAATGCAATAAAAAAATATAGTAAAGAAAATTTTAAAAGAGAAATAATAGAAAAATGTGATCCATCTTTAAACTTAATTTTCGAAACTAAATATATTAAAAAATATAATACATTAGTTCCGAATGGTTATAATATAAGTCCAACCGGTGGACATGGATTGGGCGGAAAATTAAATAAAGAATCAATAGATAAAATAAGAAAAAAACAAAAAGGTAAAAAGAAAATTGAATATTTTATTGAAAAATATGGTGAAAAAGAGGGAACTTTGAAATATAATGAATGGATTGAAAAAATAAAATTTCCTAAAGGAAATATTCCTTGGATAAAAGGAAAGCACCACTCAGATAAATCAAATGAAAAAAATAGACAGTCACATTTAGGAAAAAAACATCCACCCCGTTCAGAAGAGCATAAGAAAAAAATTGGAGAAGCTTCTAAAAAAAGATTAACAGGTACAAAACAATCTTTAGAAACAATTGAAAAAAGAAGGCAGAAACATTTAGGAAGAAAAAATACTAAAGAGACAAAAAGAAAAATGTCTATAGCAGCTAAAGGGAAAAAGAAAAATTATGATGTTTGGAATAAAGGAAAAACAAAATTAAATATTAATACTAAAATAATAAAAACTGTTAAAAATTTAAAACAAGAAGGTTTAACACAGAAACAGATTTCAGAAAAAATGAATTATTCTATTTCATGTATAGCTAGAATGTTAAAT